ATTCACAAACCGCCTTTTCCTTCATGACGTTTAACAGTCTTTTGTACAACTTGCCTAAACCATACTTTTTAATGTATTGATCGTACAAATTTTGCCACATTTCAAAGTCCGTATCTGGATTACCCTCGTTTGGGTTTATCCTGCAATAAGTGTAATCGCCTTCATTGCATTTCATCCAATTGTATAGAGGAAAATCATGAAGTTCCGAATAGTAATTGTTCCATTTGCTTACTATATCTGTTTCCGATTTCCTGAATAACCTTTTGTAAATTCTCATCCGTTAGCCCTAAAATACCGTCACTATACCAGTCTTGCGTTTTCATTTCCTCAAATGTGCTTGACGCCGCATCAATCACAAATGAATCTTTAAAGACTTGAACAAAAATCGAACTATAAAACGACCCGGAATCATTCAAGTCGTATGGATCACCTTCCTTTTTTGCCCCACCGCTAATTATTTCAGTAAGGAAAGAGTAATATCCGATTATTCGTCCTGCCTCATCTATACCCTCATTCGTTAACTGATCATTACGAATAAGGTTTAAAATTTCAGTCTTTAACGCATAATCAAAAGAACTAATCCATACAAAGTCATCCGTCGGACCAGTTGCGACCCTGCGAAGCGTTGAATAGAGTTGAGTTTCTTCTAACATACGCAAATTTATGAAAAAAGGGGCGCAATTACTCACGCCCCTAATTTGTTTAATGGTTTATTTCATTACCCAATTTTCTTTTTAGCCCTCAAAGGAGGTTTAGGATTTACTATTTTCCACGCTTCGTCGACAATCTTTTGAGGTATTTTAGAGAAAAATTCCCTCGCTTCCTTCATTGTTTTGTCTTTTAAAAATTCTGCGTTAAAAGAATAAACGCCTATTTTGATAACCTCCATGACTAAAAAAATTAAATTGTTGCAGTAACCGAACCAGTGAATCCAGTTTTGTTAACTGAAATTGTCAAACTATCACCAACGTTTTGTCCTGACGCGAATGAAAGAACATAAGTTCCGTCCGGTCCTTCCAAAGACGAAGCCAAACCAACTGAAGCAGCCGTAGTGTTGTTGTATACTGAAAAATCAGCAACCAACGCACCTTTCAACTTCAATTTGTTCAATGCAGTTCCGTAATTGAATTCAGCCGTTACCGTAGCATCTGACGTGGTCAATGTTACATCTACAAAGTTCACATCAATCAACCCTTTCAACGTAGCGAAATTAATTCCTGCTTCGTCTGGAGTAATCAGTACATAGTTGACTCATCGAACAAACGATCGAAGTCAAATCCTAACATGATTTTTTGAGCAGTTGAATCAGTCGCAAACATGAATTTAGGATCCCATGAAGGATTATCTACCGGGATAGGATAAAGGAATCCGTCAACTTCAGATCCGATAAGGTTTCCGTTAATATCTACGATATAAACTCCGAATTCTACACAACGATTCGCCTGCAATTTACCCAAAAAGGTAGGCGTAGAATCGTCAGCCCAAAGTTCACCCGTAAAAGAACGTTTACCTTGACGAAGGAAAACCATGCGCCCTGAGTTAGCCTCTTCGAATTGCGAATCTGCCTTCGGCATTTCAACGTTTTCGAATGCAGGAATAGGGAACCATCTTTTAGATGCGTCTGCTTCATTTACAAGGTTTGCCCATGTAGGAAGCGTCGCGTTTAAATCGATTCCGTTTTGCGTTCCATCGTTAGCATACAAAGGAACAGCGATAAGACTGCTTACCACTGAAAAAAGAGGTACGCAGTTCGGGCGTCCAGTGTTGGAAAGCCCTACGTTACAATTACAACCAATAGCCATTTTTTCTATTTTTTAGCATTTACAATTTGTTTTGAATTTTGTTAAAGTTACCGTTAATTCAACTCCCGAAAGATTAGCGTCTAAAATATTTTGAAACATTCCATTTTCATTTTCTACGCCAAACCTCGAAAAAGTTCTCATTCGGTAATCTTCAACGGCCTTAAATCTTACATCCGAATTCACGACCTCAATGAATTCAGCAACGAGTTTTTGCATCGGTAAAACAACTTCCCTGCGATGATCTTCTGTATAGTAGTTTTTAATATCGGTTTCATCTAAAAAGAACATGCGTAAAGACGCTTCGAACTCCCTTGAATCACCTCTTCCGAATCTTGTTTCGTCTATCGTTTCCAATAGCCAAATAATCGGAGTTTTTCTCATTAAATTACTATCAGCAATAGTCCATTCGCGATTAGTCGCTAGTTTTGTTCCGCTGATAAAAAAAGGCTCTGGCAATAAATATGCCCCATCAGTAAAATTAATTCCCGAAGGAACCGATACCGCGCCTATTTCTTCATCATAATTTATTGACGTAATCTGAAATAAATTTCCGTTTTCATCTTCAATTAACTTCCCTTTACGACCCCATTTTGTTTTACAAAAATCCAAAACGTCAGGAATTGCCGTAGAGGTTCCGAATATCGTTCTATCGATATTGCCTACTAATTGTCCGACTACTTGCGTAATTTCATCCATTACAACCACGTAATAAATTGTTTCGCTCTTCCGTTGAAATCCGAATAATCGCCACGCTTCGTCCAGATAAATTTTTGAACGCCTTTATAGGAGCGACACGCGTCGTTATATCGGGTGTACATTTGTGTAAATAACGAATTTACCCTTTCGGAATTTTCTCCTTTAGGGGTGACCATACCTACCGCAGTTACTTGCGCTGCCTGATCTTTCAAGTACTCGTAATAAATGAAGCCTTTCAGCATTTCTTTTATTCCGTCACTCTGAATAATCTCTAGCGAGTAATCCAATTCGATAGGGTTAAAAATGTCGAGAAACTTTGGAATTGTGGGCGTGCCACCTCCCGAAACAACATCGGCAATAAAAGCATTTCCTAAAGTCGCACCCAATAGGTCGATTAAATAACGCTTTTCATATTTGTCAATATATTCCTGAAGGTTCGTTTGCGCATACATTCCAGTATGTAACTCGAACTTTCCGTTCTCAAAATCCGTTATCTGTAAAATGATCATACGAGTTTAGCGTAACCTTTTTTGTGCAATTCCCTAGCGATATCACCTGAAACCTCGTAAACTTTGCCTTCGATCAGATATTTTGCACCCGGAAGGGCTTCCATTTTGTAAACTTTATGAGTTACAAATGTAATTTCCGCTTTTGGCTCGTTTACGGTTTCTGTTTGCTTTGGTTTTCTAGTCGTTTTCTTTTCAGTAGCCATGACGTTAAGATTTAAAAAGGGGAGGTATTTCACTCCCCTGAATCATTATACCAATTCCAACGCTGCTTTAGCAGTTGCGAAATCACCTTTAACGAATGCTCCGTAATGGTTAACTTTTACGAAGTGTGCCGCTCTCGCTTCACAAAGGATCGTAATTAAGTTTTTCGTAAAGTCGTCGTTTACATAACCTACTTGGATATTCATATCCTCACGCACACGAAGGTTTGATTTAGAGAAATCACCCACATAGAACGTACCCGCAGGAACGAGGTTGTTTTCGATAACTGGCACTCCGTAGATAGTTTTCGGCATTCCGTAAACCAAGTTAACCGGGTAAGTATACTCGGCAGTTTGCGTTTTAGTCAACTCTAAAGCCGCCGCATCCGCAGGGTTCAGCACGATGTAATTTGCTTCGAAATTGAGTCCCGCAATTTGTGCGATAGCAACACGCAAAACGTCAGTATTATTTGCCGAAGGGATAGTTCCTGCGAAAACTCCTGCCGCCCATGGCGTAGCATTCAAATCGATACCAGTCAAATTAGAACCAGTTCCGTCACCTAACAAAATTTGCTCGTCTAATTTCAACTGAACCAATTCCATTAGTTCCATGTTAATTTCGCCACGCATAAACGCGATATCCGCTAACATTTCTTTGGAAACTTTGATGTAAGCCGAGATTTTTTTAACTTCAGATGAACGCTCTACTAGATCGAAATCTGTTTGGTTTTTCTCTGCACCTTCCGCGGTCATTCCTGCCACGCCCGGATCTGGATTCGCTTGCTCGATCCAAACTACGTAACGAGAAATAGTTCCCGCTACATTGATCAATTGACGCAAAAACGCTTTACGACGTTGTACACGTGTTAATCCTGGCTCCAAAGACGAAAGACCTACCGTACCTCCTGAATAGTTGTTATCGATAGTCATTGTTCCTGCCGCTTTAATATCCAAAGCGATAGTTTGTCCTGAACCTAAAGACTTGATAGCGTCGATAGATTTCTCGTAAGCATTCGCAACCGCTTCGCCTAGAGTTTTTACTGCGCTAGATTTTTCGACTTTTTGCTCTTTAAGACCTTCAACGAGTCCTTCGATTTTAGCGATAGTCGATTTAACCTCTGTAAGGTCATTTTTTTCCGCCAATTCTTTTACAGATGTAAGGTCGGATTTAATTGCGGTCAATTCTTCTTTACTTACGAATCCTGCCGCCTTTTCGTTGATCTTCGCTTCGATGCGAGATACAACTTCTTCGGGAGTTAAATTTGTGTTTTCCACTTTTTTTTGTTTTTAAAGGTTTGTTATTACTTTATTCCAATCGAATTTCGATTCCTGGATAGGCTCTACTATTTGCGAATGTTCGCTTTTAACGAACGGTTCACTTTTAGCAAGTTCCAAAAATCTTGCGTTCAAAAATTTTAACCTCATTTCAAGGTTGTAAAGTCTTTCGTCTGATCCTTGCCCACTATGTAGGCTCTTTGCGATCACATTAATTTCATCGTGTAACTTCAATGCCATTTCAACACGGCCTTCCGATTTTGCCACGTCCACCGTATACGTATATTCGTTTGCTCCAAATGTTACTGCCGAACCTTCATAAAGTTTCACCTCTGTAACTTCAAAATAAGAATCTTTTTCGCCCAGATCAACGTATTTAATTTTATCCTGAATGTACTGAAACCCTATTGAATGTTCACGAATAATACCGTCCTGATAGTCCGCTAGTGCGTCATTTCCTGCCGTGGAGTTAGAAACCTTACCAACTGCATAAAGCACTATCGAATCTTCGCCTAGTTCTTCGAATCTTCCGATAGGTAACTCCCAGTTATGGTAACGCAAATATGCGATTTTTCTATTTGAATTTGATTTCGGCCCTCGTTCGTTTATTGACTTTGTAAAAGCACCCGGACGAATAATATCCCTATCCGAATCCATGATGTCGAACCTTGCTAGATACATAGCCACTTTGCGGCTCCCTGAATCAAAGTCTTTAAGCGCCAAATTAGTCGCTTTCAATGAATATCCGTTCGATAGTTTACTCATTTTTTTTCGTTTGCTCACAAAAATACGTTTAAATTTGTTCGAAAGTTAAAAAAATATGGAAAACAATTTCACGCCCTCCCTCTGGAGGTCTTTTTTCGGTGTCGACTTATTCAACAATTCAGGACGATATATTAATCAATTCATGCAACTTTGGAACCCTTACCAGTCTAGAGTTTGGGGACAAAAGACCGCAGTTTGGATTGACACTACGTTAGCCTTTCAGCATTACGTAGAAATTCCAGAATTAAGAACCGTTATTGATCGCAGGGCGTCCATGATGAGCGCAGGAAAGCCCGTTTTAATGGATGAGGAAGGCAATGTTATTGATTCGCACTGGATATTAGACTTAATTGCAAAGCCAAACCCGACGCAATCATGGGAAGACGTTATATTTTCCATTTCAGTTAATGACGGCCTTTGGTCGAATTCTTTCGCTTATTGCCCGGTTAGATCATTTGGAATACGCAATCTTATTGTTCCCCTTCCTTCCGATAGAATGAAAATTAATCTTTCAGGGCGTAAATTAAAGCAAATGGAAGCGGGCGGATTAATTGATTCCTTTACTTTTTCATACGATGCCGAATCAAATGAGAAATTAGATTTGGAAGACGTTTTGTACTTTACAACTCCCGACGGAATCAGTATCGTTAACCCTTCCTCTAGAATTGAATCGCTCAAATTCCCTTTGTCAAACAT